TTCCCATTCCGCGAAATCTCTGAGTGCTGCTTGAACTGGTTTGAAGGGTTTTTTAAAATAATGGCTCATCATAATTCCCGGCGTGAGGCCACCGCGGGACAAACCAACTATTACTTGAGGATTGAATTTATCTAAAACAATTTCACGACAAAGAACATTAACATCTCGCGTCATTTCTTCCCATGAATACCACATCTTCTTACTCATCATACCTGCCGTATAAAAAAGTTTAAGAATTAATTATCTAACTACTATTATATATGTTGATATTAATACATCAGAAAATTATAGTTGATACATATTCTGGTTTGGGAATCAGTCTGACTTACTCCATGATGTGGAATATTATCAAACACAATCAATTGGTTCTTCTCAGACTCGTAAAAAGTATCACCAATAACTGTTCCACCATTCGACTCTCCAACAGACAAGATAGCGATTATGATTTTTTCATTAACATAATCTGATTGGTCTATGTGGTCTTTGTAATGAATGGATTGACCTTGATTTGTGTAGAGGTTTGCTTTACATCTCAACAACTGACAAGGGCCGTAATTGATATCCATAAAGTTTGCAATACTCTCACTTCTGTTGAAACATTTTTTGACAAATCCAGAGTTGGATTGCGATAGAGCAGTTTTGTCTCCTCTCATTCCACCATGAATAATTGAAGATTGACTTTCATCAAAAATACTATGAGTGAAATGACAGAGATTTGGTTCATCGGAACGATAAGTTGATTCCAAGTGGTGAGGACTAAAGTACCACGGAAACTCATCATTTGTTATTGCTGAGTCTAGTATTTCATATTCATTTGGACTCAGCACGTTCTTGTGTATATCAACTTTCATTACAACCGTTTTAATTAAATGGTATTTCCTACACCTAGTGGTTTCGGCTCCTTAGCCTTCTGTTTATCTGCACAAGCTCTTGTGACAGTATACACATACTGTTCATTTTCTCGCGTGAGTATTTTCACGTCCGCGAGATTCTTGCGGAACCATTCCCACGAATGTTCCTCTTCGTATTTTTTCATAGTACACTTGACTATTGCAAATACGTCCTCTGGTTTTATCCGTTGTTGAATGCCTGGATGGCTCGCCATTGTATGGAAGTATCTTGCATACCAATATTCTTTTTCTTCCTGTGGCCAAGGTGCATGTCTACGTTCATCTGTAGGTCTCATCTCTATTTCAGCAGGAACTTTTTTCTCCACTAGTTCCTGTGATGGTGCCATATTGATTGTGCACCCTGCGAAGAATAATATCATAACGAATATTATTGACTTGTACATTTTTTCTCTAATCTGTATTTCTACATCTATATTGTTTCTTTATCCGTATGGTCTTTTTTCTGTATTACTATGGGGTGGATTTTTATCCACACATTGACGATAAGGGTGAGCGTTATTTTGATTATCGAGTCTTGTGCCTCTCTGATGACCGCCAGTTCCTTCCCAATATCCATAACAACCTGTTCGTATTTGTCTTACTGTTTCACATCCAACGAGTATTGTTGACAACATTATCACTAAAATTAATACTGCTTTGTACATAGGTTTTGTTCCTAGTTACTGAAAACTTCATTGAGTTGACGATTTACTTTTACAAATGTTGTACACTTTGGAAGTGACTTCAATGTTTCAGCACCTGCGTAGGTACAAGCGCTTCGTAATCCACCTAGAATTTCTTCGATAGTATCTTCTACATTACCACGATAAGGAACTTGAACTGCTTTCCCTTCACTAGCACGATACGATTGTTTCTCTCCATAGTATTTCACTTGTGCTTCTTCTGAAGACATTCCATAAAATGTCATTGTATCATTTTCGACATCCCCCTCACATTCCTTATGACCTGCGAGCATTCCACCTAACATCACAAAGTCTGCACCTGCACCAAATGCTTTAGCAATATCTCCTGGCACGGTACATCCACCATCACTCATTGCATGTCCACCTAATCCGTGAGCTGCATCTGCACATTCAATAATACAAGAAAGTTGAGGATAACCAACACCTGTCATTTTGCGTGTGATGCAAACTGACCCAGGCCCAATGCCCAGTTTTACTATATCGGCTCCTGCAAGAATAATTTGTTCGGTTGCTTCGGGGGTACAAACATTGCCTGCAACGATAATTGCTTGAGAATGTTTCTCCCTAACTTTATTTATATAATTAAAGAATCTTTCAGTGTATCCGTTTGCAATATCAATACAAATCCATTTTGGTGTATAAAAATCTAAATCGGCATCCAATCCTAATGTTCTCATTATATTTTCATTCCAACTCCACTCTGATGATTCGACAAACTTACATAGAGCAGTAAGTATATTATGTTTCATGAGAGTATGACACATTGCTATCGTTCCTGTATGATCCATATTGGATGCTACAATCGGAATGCCCGTCCATATATCATCGGAATATTTGAATTTAAACTTTCTTTCTAATACAGCATTTTTTCTAGATACCAGAGTTGACCTTTTTGGTCTTATCAGTACATCTCCAAAATCTAACTTAACATCTTCTTCAATTCTCATCTTTACCTTTTCACTAGACAAAAAAAATGGGAAAAGCACTACAAGCACTCTTCCCATTCTACAGTTGTATTTTCACACAGGGGTCTTTTACTTCTTGGTATAAATTCCCCAAAGTACCCATACTGCGACTAGACCAACTAGGCCTTCGCTTCCGAGTGATTTGACTACTCCGGTAACTGAACCAATGACATCAATGCCAATGAAAGGAACAGCTGCGCCGAACAGAATTTGAAGAACCACGCCTAATGCGACCAACGCAAGACCTGCTTCTGTAAGACTGCGAATCCAGCCTGTTGCTTTTTCTAACATATGAAAACCTCCATTAAATGGTTAAAGAATGTTGTTATATTTATGTATTCCTGAGTTCCATCCATGAGATAGGAAACAATTTCGCACATTCTTCATTAAGTAAATTTGCAACAAAACGTGTTTCGTATTGTGCATCTGAAGCACAGCGTAGATTACATATCCGACTGAAAGCAAATAAACTTCCAGACCAATACCACTCCGTCATTGCTGATTGAGGTAGTATCATACGTGCTTGTTCTGGAGCAACTCCTGCGTCCAGCATCTTCTCATAATTATCAAACGCAAGATTTTCCACTTGTCGTTTTAGATAATCACATTCTCCTTGTTTTTCCACCTGACCATCCGAACCTTGTTTCTTGTCGATTGGTCTTCCTCTCCATTTCTCTACTGAATGAAACTCTGGTGATGCATCAACGTAGCGTCTGCTAATTTCGTTCCAGCATAAACCTACAGTGTGTTTGACCAGTTGTCTTGCAACAAATACTGGTGCTTTGATTTTGAATTGTAACGAAGCGTGACCAAATGGGCTCCAATGATTGTGTTGTGCGAGATACTTGATTAGTTTAGTATCACCTTCTGTCATCACTTTTATTCGCTTACCAAAAGAAACTCTGGCAGCATTGACGATAGAAGCATCGGTTCCCATGTGGTCAATTATTTCTACTTCACTTTTACTCATTTTAAATCTTTCATGACAATTCATAAACTCTAAATGTAAATATGATATTTTATAATAGTATAGATGAATCCCACAAGAAAAATTCCCATACCGATTTCATGTAATTTTTTGTTGTTACTTATCACCATAGGAGTCATGACACATAACATAATGACTCTACCAACAACCTTGAGTGATGCTACTTCCCCCTGAAAGAATACGAATAGATTTCCTATGAGTAATAGTTGTAACATCCATGCTAGTCCTAGTATAACCTTATGATTTTTGTAATAATATTCTCGTAAATTAACCGATTTATCTTTATATGTATCGGGCTGTGGAGCTACTACTTCACTAACCATAAAAAACATGAAGGGTACTGACAGATATAATAGAAATGTGAATAGGTTCCATCCTTCATTTGGAAAATAGGTCAAGTCTCTCAATGGATAAGAAGTCCACCAAAATAAAATAATAGTGGAAAATGTTATAAAACAAATTCCTGTGTGTGGCCAGTAAAATTCAACATCATCATCTGGATCATCATTATGATTCTTTGCTAATAATGAAGTGTAATTTATCATCAACCTCACCATAGACAAACCTAATATCACAAACGCAATCATTGACAAATGTGTAAATGCTACCATTTATTTCCTTCATTTCTTTTTTCTTTCAAATCGGGTTTCATCTCCTAGATCAATCTCACAGATCTGTTTGATTAAAATAGCCTCTACACGTTTATATTCTTCTGTGCCTGGTTCAAGACCGTGTAAGGAAAGATGTTTGTTTTTTTTCGCTTTCTTCATTTAAGTATCATGCCGGTTTGATTGAATGGAGAGATTTTTAGCATCAAGTTTAGATTGTTGTTCTTGTTGATGTCTATGTACTTTTAGAGATTTACACCTATCATTCAATTCATCTAAATCTGGATTGGTCAAATAAGGCAAAAATGTATTGATGACCGATACTATATTCTGGTGTGAATACATTATTTCTTTCTTATTGATATATATTTGAACATTGATATCTTCACTCATATTATGTTATCATCCATTGTGGTTTTCCAGAATAGTTCCACTTTGCAAAACTACTTTTCTCTTTTATGTAGTAGTTCCTGTAAGCCGTCACTGTATCTTCATCTTTACAATGGTCTGGCATACATTGAGGGGGGTCATTCCAACCATTATCTTCAATATTCTTTGGTGCAATTTCTAGAATCTTTCCAAGTTTTTCCCATGTCTTGTGTACTTTAAATTCACCACCAAAATTTTTAATGAGAGTCTTTTTACTATATCGTTTAGTGTATTCTTCACTCAACATACGAAACAATCGAAACAACCAAGTGTAATGTTCTTCATTTTCTCTCACCCATATATTACTTGGATGGTTTACATGACTGGCCTTGTATAATTCAAGTTCTAACTTTGGGTCTGGATGCAACCACCGTTTAATCTTTCTGTCGTTTTTGGTTTTTGCATAGTATTCTGTGCCATCAATAACCCGATGAGCTGTTGACATTAGTTGAGCATATTCAACCAACATCTTCACACAATGTTTATCGCAGTGCATTTCTGCAGCACGTTTCCAATTCTTACTTAGATAGAAAATATTCATGATTTGTTTATTTTAATTTTTGTCGTTTATCAAAGTCTTCTCTCCACTCTTGCCACAACTGAGCGTTCTTGTTCTGCATCGCTTTAACGATTCTATCGCGTTGGTCATCAAAGTATTTTCCAAAACTTGTTTTCGTTTGAAATAAATCTTCTACCACAAAGCCACCCACGACACTAGTCCAAATATGTTCAATGTCCAGTATGTGGAAAATACGGTTAGTGATAATAGAACTAACATATCTACTGATTTCCAATTTTTATTGTACCATTCTTGTTGTTTCATTTTTTCCTTTTTTCGTTATCTTCCCATAAGACAGAGGTGTAGTTTATTATTCGTTCTGAGAATGTAGACGATTGCCCCTTTACCTTATACTTTTTGATTTTTCCAGACATCACGAACTTATCCAAACTCTTCCATGTTTTAAAATACTTAACAAAGGTGATTGGTTTCTGTGGGGTTCGATCTAACTCATACTTTAATTCGATTAGTTTCATTTTATTTCCCTTATTTAATATTAAAAGTCTTCTCTCCACTCTTTCCACAACAGAGTGTTCTTGTTCTGTCTAGATTTTTTTGATCTTGCTTCTTGAGCGTCGTAATATTCTATACTCATTTTCGGAGTTCTTTCATAAATTTTGCATCTTCTTCAATTGCACGAGCACCTTCTTCCAACATTTTCTTAAAATTAGATTCTTGTACATTTGGATCTACGAGAGAAATATTTCCACTTATTGTTATTCTCTCTTCTTCTGTTCCATAAAAAGGATAAACTTGATGTGCCAATCCTGCGGGGAAAAATAACATTCTTCCTTCATCTTCTGGGCTAAGTTTAAAATTAGTAGTGTAAATAATATCCTTCTCTGGATAATGAAAACAAAAATCGGATGCACACGGAAATTTTGAAACTGTAGATAGTGGCAAAGCGTGTTGTTCTTTCCAGTGAGTAGGTATTTTCATAAACACTACAAAGGAATAAAGACCACTGTGATTATGAAGAGGATTGAATTCATTTTGTTTCTGGTAATTTACCCAAAAAGGTTTTAATTTTAATTTCTCAATCTGTAATTTTTCTTTTTTCTCTATTAATTTTTTAATAGATGATTCAAAAAACCAATTATCTTTATCTTCTATTAATTCACTCTTAGAAATATTCCCAGCTAAATGGTCTGAATGATTCTCTTTGTTTTTTTCAGAAATTGCATCATTGAGAAACTTCATCTCTTCTTCACTCAATCTTGTATCTATCCAAAGATCGTCAGTATTGTTCATTGTCCCATATTGAAAGAGAGTGACCTACGAATTCCTGTACCATCAGTTGTACGAAAAGGATATACTTGATGTTTCAGTGAAGATGGAAAGAGAAAAAGATCTCCGACTTTTGGTGAAATGGTCAGAGTTGAATTAGTCATTATCCCATCTGTTTTCGATTCGTTTCCCATGAAAGAAATAGCACCATCAGTATCTTTAGTTTTTCTTGACGGCAAATATTCGGGTATTTTCAGATAGAGCACACCAGAAAGAACTCCTGTATGATTATGAATTGGATTATATTCATTATCTCTTTGGTCATTAAACCAAGTTGAAACGAGAACTGATTGTTGTAAATTCTGTGCAAAAATACCAAGAGATTGATCAATTTCACCAGAGTCTACATCAAAATTAAATTGAGTATGAAATGCTTCAAAATATTCTTCTGATAATTCTGAAACACAAAGTATATCTGAAAGAGTTTTGTGGTCTTCAATTTCCCATTCACTTTCTATCTCTCCTGCTAACTTATCATTATAAGATTTTTTATTTTTATCAGTTAAAATCAAATCAGTTATTTTTAGTAAATCTTCAGTTTGATTTTCTGATAAATTAAAATGTAATAGCGGAGCACTCCACGGTTGGTATACTCTAATATTTTCCATTTACACCATTCGTTTTTTTGTATTCTCTATCGTATCCTTCGCGGATTTTAATTTCCGCTGACGTATCTTTTCGACTTTATCAGCATCACCAGTAGGAAGATTGTGGTCTTCCATAATTGAGATTGTCAACTCAGTATTTGCTTCATGAGAAGCAACTGTTTGTGTCAATCGTTTGACGGATTCTTCTTGACGTAATCTTTTTTTATCACTCATTTTTTCTCTTCATTAAATATTAAAAAAAATATAAAAAAATAACCATGAGCTCGTCCTTGTACTTCGATACCTAGAACATTGGGTCTGCGAACTTCTCACGAATCGTCATCACCGCTCCAGTATATGCAATTGAATATCATCCTGAAATGACAGGGACTTAATTGCAACTCACTCACATAACATTCTTACCTCAGAGTCATTGAAGGGGAAGTTACCCTAGAAGTCCGTTCAACGAAACTTTCCTCTATCTCTGAACCACCTTACCCATCTCAGAATGCTTAGGTTATTTTTTTATATTAACGATGACCACTCCAATTCAAGTAGGGGTCATTATACATATCAATTTGGTCTAACTCTTTCATACGTTGCCTTGTTTCATCTGCCAAGGCTTCATCGTAAATATGTTGTGGAGTTTTTTCTTCCACATCTTTGTTTTCTTTTTCTGACATATTATTCCTTTTGGTTATTACACACCAATAGTGGCATCTTGAAATCCATCTTTAATTTTAACTGATTTGTAATGTCCACAATGAGGACAATGAAGTTCAATCTCATCACTCAATGTTATCTTATCACCAACTATTATATTTGATGCTTGGTCAACAATTGGTTGGCCTGGTGTTGTAGCATAACTCCACCAACCCTGACAACTACCACAATTAAAGTGATACAACAATTCGATAGTATAGTCGTGTCTTGTTTCATCCACAAAACCTGCTTCTTCATCAGTTGCAAATCTTGGTGGTGGTAATTCTTCCGCAGGTTCATCGTGAGATTTTGCCAAAACTTCCGCGGTCATCTTTTTTACTTGTTTTTGATATTCAATTTCTTCTTCTTCAGTTTTTTCAGTTACAAACATCTTTATCTTTTCTCCTTTTAATAGTTTATCTATAATATAATTATAACAACTAATGATAACATTGTCAAGTTTTTTTTGGTGGAGGATAGCAGATTTGAACTGCTGACTTCAACGTTGCAAACGTTGCGCTCTACCAGCTGAGCTAATCCCCCGATGTTGGAGTGTCGAGTCAGAATCGAACTGACATAAATGGTTTTGCAGACCATCACCTAGCCTTTCGGTCATCGACACAAAATTGATCGTTGGTCGGCGTAGCACGATTTGAACGTGCGACCTCTTGCTCCCAAAGCAAGCGTTCTACCGAGCTGAACTATACGCCGATACTTGGTGAGGGAAATAGGATTCGCACCTACTCAGGCATAAGCCACGAGATTTACAGTCTCGCCCAACTCTCTCGCTTTGGCGTTCCCCCATAAAATAATTGTTGAGCAGAGCTCTGGATGTGCGAATGATTGAGCACCTTCATATCTTTCAATGAAACTCCACAAGTCACCCCCTAAGTTATGTATCGTCCTGTGGCGTATACCAGCGGCCTTCCCACATAACACTTTAAATTTCTCCAGAGTAGAGCACTTGTACAAACGAACTACGGTCTACCTCCGCTCCGCCTACAAGGTGTCATTTACTCAACAAATTCAATATTATATCATATTGTTTTCTAATTCCGATTTTCGGATTTCTAGAACTTCAACTACCTGTTGAAACTTTCGTAGTTCTGAATTTACTCTTTGTAGTTCAAAAATATTTTTAGTTAATTTTACTGCTCTCAATGTATGTAGTTCCATACTCATAATTTATTTTCTTTTAGGTTTCAATTATATAAAATACCTTCTGGTATCTCTTCGGTTTCATCTAGGTATTGGGAATATGCATCTTGAGTTTCAAACCGATTAAATTCTTTTATCAATTCACCAGTTTCTTCATCGATGTCTATATCAATTTCCATGATTTCACCTTCTGGTGTTTCCATGTGAATACAAAGTTCTGATATTTCCAATCCAGTTTCTTCCATCACGGTAATAGCAACGAGTGCCTCTTTGAATAATTTTTTACTCATTTCATAAACTCAATATAACGATTGCTGCCAAATATGCCACACTAAACAATAGTATAGCACTTACAATTTCTTCAATCCACATTTTCATAATTACTTTTCAGTTAAGGTTTTTACATGAGCTTTAGCTTCTTCTTCTGTTTTGAAAAAGGAACCGCCCGTTTCTACATCGTCTTCGTACTCTCTTACAAAATAACTTCCGGCTGTGCGAGAGCCAAATATCAACTCGCCTTCATTCAACACTTCAATTGTTGCTGTTTTCATATCGCGTCCATTCCAGAAAGATAATCTTCTAATGCAGAAAATGCACTAGAGTCGATATCTTCTTCACTAGCATTTTCAGCTTCAAAGTAAGAATTAACTAGTTCTTCTAAACTTCTGTTTAAACTCAAATCAATTTTTTCCATAATTTTCTCTCTATACTAAATCTATATGTTCATGTATAACCATTCGACCACCAGTACTCATATGTCTGATGTGGCCTGCAATGTCATCATCATAGGAAAGAACTATTTCAGCCCATCCCATTTCTCCGTCTGAACACTCATAAAAACATCTCAATCTACACATAATATATTTTCTTTTTGGGTTATTTGAAAAGGGTTAATCCCTTATCTTCACTTACTATTATACAGAAAAACGATTCATTTGTCAAGTTAAAAATGAATTATTTTAAAAAATAAAGGTGGGTAATATCCAACCGAATGTTAAAAAAAGGATTTCACCGATTATCAAGTAAATGATAAATCCGTGAAACACCCAATCAACAAATCTCTCTAATGTATTTAACATCGGTTAAGCAAATTCGTGTGAAGTGATATCAGCAACAATATCTGTTTTGTTGAACATGAAATGGGAAACTGAAAGTTTAGCTTCTTCCATCGCCCAAAGTCTTGCTTCTGATAATGTCTCAAAGAGTTCCGTCTTGTGGAGTTTATCTTTGATAATTAATTTTACTTTCCAATATGTCATAATCAATCTCTTTTCAAGTTATTGGTGAGAAACCTTTTCTCACTCTTCATGTACTATTATACAGATTTACGATTCATTTGTCAAGGCAAATCGTAACTTTTTTTCATTATATTTGTTAATTACTTTTCTCAACGATATTAAGCACATACAATACATACCAATTCCACTTATCAAAGAAACACAGATACGAATACACAAAAAATAATGAAATGCTTATTCGTAGTGTGTATTTTGCAACTATCATAATGTTCTCTCTAAAAAAGTGAAGTATACATTCCAGTATGAGCAGTAAACTGATCTGTCAACATATCGTTGTAGATGTTGTTGTATTCTGTAACACTCTTCTCTTCAAACTTTCTAGTCAACTTACAAAATTTCATATCGTAAGTGTCCATTGAGTTCAATGTGATTTTCAGATAGTTTGAGTTTGAACTATTTCGTCCGATTCTCATTGAAAGAGAATCTTCTGTTCCACCAAAGTTCTTAGCTCCGGTCATCATACGGAACTTATTTCCGCCTAGTTGACTCAAAATCGTTTCTGGTACTTTCAAATTACTCATAATATTTTCTCATTTGGGTTTAATGAATAAGAATCTTTTCTTATTCTCTACCTACTATTATACAGAAAAACGATTCACTTGTCAAGGCAAAAATGAATTATTTTTTATTTTTTTGAGACATCGGTTTGCCGAGTAGTGATATCGGGTGACCGATTGCTCTCATCATTTCATAAATGCTCATTAAAACCTCTCAACTAAATTATAAGTTATGATAAGTGGTAACCCATACTTC